AGCGTCGCGGCGGCCGAGCTCGCGCTGTGGTGGGAGGGGCTGCCTGTGGTCATGCTCGACGTGCTCGGCCCCGACGGCGCACCCGACGACGCCACCCTCGACGCCCGCCTGCTCCTCCGCGGCGAAGACCCGCGCGAGAGCCACCACGAGCGCGCGCAGTGGCGCCGCATCGCTGCCACCGAGGGCTGGCCCATCGTCGACACCAGCGGCTCGCGCGATGCCACCGGGGCTGCGCTGCTCGCGTGGGCGCTGCGGGTGATCGCGTAATTCAGTTGACTGGCGATAGCGAACCGCTATAGGTTCCGTCGCACATGGCTAGGCCCCGCGACGCAGCAACGTCCGGGGCCGTGAACGATCACGCAAGGAGTGACCGATGACGAAGAGGGTACACGCTCGCGGAGCGGCTGTCGATTACAGTCGCTTTGTCGCGGGCAAGATGGCGGTTCACCCGCCGTCGGGAATCGCAGATCCTAGCATCAGAGTAGAGCGACTGTTCTCGTTTCAGCATGACCTCGTGTCATGGGCGCTGCGCCGCGGGCGAGCTGCTGTCTTCGCTGACACGGGCCTCGGCAAGACCGGGATGCAGATCGCGTGGGCAGACGCCGTGGCGCGTCACACGTCAGGCGATGTGATGGTTCTCGCGCCCCTCGCGGTCGCCGCGCAGACCGTGGCCGAAGGCGCCGCGTGCGGCGTCGAGGTGACGCTGTGCCGTGAGGCGAGCGACGTGCGACCCGGCCTCAACGTCACGAACTACGACCGGCTGCACCGCTTCGATGCGTCGCGCTTCTCGGGTGTCGTGCTCGACGAGTCTTCGTGCATCAAGCACCACGATGCGAAGACGCTGCGCGTGCTGCTCGACTCGTTCTCGGCGTGCCCGTTCCGCTTCTGCGCGACGGCCACGCCCGCGCCCAACGACTGGACGGAACTCGGCACGCACGCGGAGTTTCTCGGGGTCTGCACGCGCTCTGAGATGCTCGCGGAGTTCTTCTGCCACGACGGCGGCGAGACGCAGACGTGGCGCCTCAAGGGTCACGCGCGCAAAGCCTTCTGGCGGTGGGTTTCGTCGTGGGGCGCGATGGTACGCAGGCCCTCCGACCTCGGCTACTCCGATGAAGGCTACGCGCTCCCGGCAGCACACACGACCTCGCACACCGTCGCGACCGATGCTGCGACGCTCCGCGAGGGCGGCGTGCTCTTCGCGCAGGAGGCCGCTTCGCTCATGGACCGGCGCGACGCCCGACGTGGCTCCATCGACGCGCGCGTGTCCATGTGCGCCGACCTCGTGAACTCCGAGGCGGGTGAACCCTGGATCGTGTGGTGTGACCTCAACGCCGAATCTGAGGCGCTCACGAAGGCCATCCGCGGCGCCGTCGAGGTGCGCGGCAGCGATGACGCCGACGTGAAAGAAGAGCGTCTGCGCGCCTTCGCCGACGGGCGGATTCGCGTGCTCGTGACGAAGCCGTCTATCGCGGGCTTCGGGCTCAACTGGCAGCACTGCGCGCGGGTCGCCTTCGTGGGCGTGACGGACTCGTGGGAGGCGTACTACCAAGCCGTGCGCCGATGCTGGCGCTTCGGCCAGAAGCGCGAGGTGCGCGTGCACATCTTCGCGAGCGAGGCCGAGGGTTCCGTAGTGGCGAACCTCGCACGCAAGGAGCGCGATGCGGCTGCGATGGCCGACTCGCTCTCCGCGGAGACGCGCGAGGCCGTCATGGCCGAAGTCCGCGGCGCCGTCCGCACGGTCAACACGTACGAAGCGCGGAAGGCAATCCGCCTCCCGTCATGGCTCAAGAGCGAATCGGAGGTGGCGTGATGTCGAAGGTGATCGGTCAAGACAGTGGCGACAACTGGAGCATCTACCACGGCGACTGCGTCGAGGTGACGAAGGCGCTCCCTGATCGCAGCGTGGCGTGCTCGGTGTTCTCGCCCCCGTTCGCGTCGCTCTACACCTACAGCAACAGCCCGCGCGACATGGGCAATGTGAAGAACGATGCGGAGTTCTTCGTGCACTTCGGCTACCTCATCGACGAGTTGGCACGCGTGATGATGCGGGGCCGTGTGGTCGCCATCCACTGCATGGATTACCCTGTCTCCAAGGAGCGCGAGGGATACATCGGGCTGCGCGACTTCCCCGGCGAGATCATCCGCGCATTCGAGGCGAGGGGATTCATCTTTCATACACGCGTCACCGTGTGGAAAGACCCCGTGACGCAGATGCAGCGCACGAAGGCGCTCGGACTCCTGCACAAGACCGTGCGCGAGAACGCATCGATGTCCCGCATGGGTATCCCCGACTACGTGATCGCGATGCGCGCGCCCGGTGACGTGCCGGTTGACGAGCGCGTGAAGCACACGCCCGAAGAATACCCCGTCGACGAGTGGCAGCAGATCGCGTCGCCCGTGTGGGCTGTTACCACGAACGAGGGCGTCAAGGCTGCGATCGACCCGCAGGACACGCTGCAATACCAGAGCGCCCGCGAGCACGACGACGAGCGGCACATCTGCCCGCTGCAACTCGAGGTGATCCGCCGATGCCTCGCACTGTGGACGAACCCCGGCGACACGGTGCTCTCGCCTTTCATGGGCATCGGGAGCGAGGGCCACATCGCGATCGGCGGCGCCACGCGGTCGGGCCGTCGGCTGTCGAAGCCGCGCCGGTTCATCGGCGCCGAACTCAAGGATTCGTACTACCGGCAGGCGGTCGGCAACATGCGCGCGGCGTCGATCATCCAGCAACCTGGCCTCTTCGACGCGGTGGTGGTGTAGTCATGGCGTCGAGGGAGCGGCGGGAGAGTGGGGTTCTCGTGCTGATGACCGCAGCGGAGCGCGAGAGACTCCACTCTCTCGCCGCTCTCCTCGGCGTGTCGAGCGCCGACGTGGTGCGCTCGCTCGTGGCCCGCGAATGCGAGCGTCGAGGGGTTGCGCGGTGAGGTCGAGAACGGGTACAAAGGAGCGGCCCCGCGGCGCGACCAACGCCCGGAGCCATGATCGACCATTGCGCCGACGGAGGGCGCGACCGATGCCGAGACGATACCACCAGACCGCTAGCGCGGGCAAGCCTGCGCCCACCTGCCTCGACTGCTACCGAGCGCGCCGCGAAGGGCGCCCGTGGGGCTGCGTCGTACACGTCGCCGAAGGGGTGCTTTGATGATGTGGGTGAAGCTCGACTGCACCCTCGCCACGCATCGCAAGATGCTGCGCGCGGGCGCCGAGGCGTCATGGCTGTGGGTGTGCGGGCTGGCCTACGCCAACCAGCACACGACGAACGGCGTGATCCCTCGCGAGGCGCTCACGGCGCTCTACCCGTCCGACGAGTGGACGCCCGCGAAGCGTCGTCGGCTCGCGGAGAAACTCGTCGAAGTGGGTCTGTGGGAGGTGGTTTCCGATCAATCTTGGGAGATCCACGGATACGCGGAGCACCAAGGCGAGGCCATGAGCGACGCCGTCGAGGCGCGTCGCGAGCGCGAGCGCGAGAAGAAGCGCGCGCAGCGTGACCGCGAGAAAACAAGCGGTGCGCGGCCTCCGTCCCCCAAGGTGTCCCATGGGGACATTGAAGGGACACGAGGGGACATGTCCCCTGTCGTGTCCCCTCCTGTCCCCGGTGTGTCCCCGCCCTCCGTACCGTCCGACCGACCGACCGACTCTCAAGACACCAATACATTGTCGCCCGCAGCCGTCGCGCCGTTGGCGCTCGCGGCTCAGGCGACGGTCGACCCCGCGCCGACGAAGCCCGCGAAGACGCCGCGCGCGAAGAAGCCCGCGGCCGACCCGCCGCCGTTCAGCATCGGCGACGCCTTCGAGGCGCTCGCGTCGTCGGCGGGCGGGCGGTTCGCGGCGGGCGTCGAGGGCGACTGGACGCGGGGCGTTCGCATCGCGGTCGCGAAGAGCGTGCGGCAGTACCCGGACCTCGGCGCGTGGCGCCTCGTGGGCGAATGGCTCGCGGCGGGCGGCGACCGCTTCCGCGGCGTGCTCGGCCCCTCGTGGGCTGCGTCGGGCGCCCTCGCCGACACGATGGCCAGGGCGCGCGAGTGGGACGCGACGGGGCGGCCTGCGCTGGCGGGCTCACCCGCCACTTTCGGGCAGACCCCGTCGCAAGCGCGCGCGGAGCCCGACATCTGGACGATAGCCGCGGCGAAGCAGGGGGTGCGGCTGTGAACGCGCTCGCACGCACGCACATCGTCGACGTCGCGGTTGTCGAAGACGCGCGCCCGACGGCCCTCGTCGACCTCGACGCAGAGCGCGCGGTGCTCGGGGCGCTGATGCTCGACGCGGCGTATGTGGCCCCGATCGTGTCGGCGCTCCTCACGGCCGCCGACTTCCACGAGCCCCGGCACGCGCTGCTGTGGGACGTCTTCGCGGCGGTGCTCGCGCGCGGCGAAGCGCTCGACGTGCTCACGGCGGTGGCCGAACTGCGAGCGCGCAACCGGCTCAACACCGTGGGCGGGCCGCAGGCCCTCGGCGAGCTCACCGACGCGCTGCCCACCGTCGCGCACTGCGAGTCACACGCGCGCATCGTCGTCGAGGCGTCGCGGCGTCGGCGCCTCGCGCTCATCGGGGAGCGCCTCATGCTCGCGGCGGGCGACCCGACGCGCGAGGGCGAGAAGCTCCGCGACGCGGCCGTTGATGCGCTGCGCGCGCTGCGCTTCGGGCGCGGGTCGACGGCGTCGAGCGCGCTCGACCTCGTGAGCGACCTCATGGAGTCCGTCGAGCGAAGCGTCGCGGGCGCGCGCGGGCCGACGCCCCTCGCGTTCAGCGTGCCCACGCTCGACCGCATGAGCGGCGGCGGGATGAAGCGCGGCGGCGCGTACTTCATCGCGGCGCGGCCCGGCATCGGCAAGACTGCGCTCGCCTGTCAGGTCGGCGGAGCGGTCGCGGCGGGCGGTGAGTGTGTGCTGTACGTCGCGCTCGAGCCATCGCGCGGCGAGATCATGAGCGCGACCATCGCCAACCGGGCGGGCGTCGACCTCGTAAAGCTCACCAGGGCACAGCAGACCCTCACACAAGACGACGTCAACGACGTGACCACGGCGGCGAACATCGTCGCGGGGTGGCCGCTCTACGTGGTCGACGCGACGGAGCGCGAGACGCCCGACACCGTGGCCCGCGTCGAGGCCGTGATGCGCGCGCTTCCGAAGATGCCCGCGCTTGTGGTGGTCGACCACCTGCTCAAGCTCCAGCCGACGCGGCGCCATGAGCGCGCGCACGAGGGTACGGGCGAGGTCGTCGCGGGCCTCGTGAGCCTCGGCAAGCGCACCGGCGCCACGCTCTTGGTGCTCTGCCACATCGGCCGCGGCGTGAGCGGTCGCGACGGTCTCTTTCGTCGGCCGCGCGCCGAGGACATCGCGGGCGGCGACGCGATGAACCGCGACGCTGACGGCATCGTGTTGCTCCACCGCGAGGACAAGTATCCGACCTCGCGCGAGAACATCGAGAACCCGAGCGTGGCGGGCATCGTCGACATGGTGGCGCCGAAGCTGCGCGGCGTCGAAGACAACACGTTCGGTCGGATGCGCTTCCGCGGTGCGGTGCAGCGCTTCGAGGCGATGGACGCGCAACCCGTAGCCACGCCGAAGCGCGCGGGCTGGCGCGACCCCGACGAAGACCTCGACGAGCCTCGCACGTCGGGCGCGTACAGCAACGAGGAGCGCGACGATGCCGCGCAGTGACGCCGCGACGGTGCTCGACGTGCTGCGCGGGCTCTCGCCTGCGCTGCGGGCTGCGCTGAGCGCGCGGGCGACGGCGAACGACAACGGACGGAGGGCGACGTGACCCGCCGCCCGTCGATGTTCCCCGCGATGCTCGCGAGCATGACGGCCTCGGTGCGTGCGATCAACCCCGCGCTCGCGACGCAGCGCGCGGCGGCTCTGCGCGACCTCGCAGGCGAGGGCAACGCCACCGTCGAGGCGCGGGCCACGTCGCGCACGAAGAACGCACGGCAGGGGCGCGCGGCGCAGCGCACAGGGGCGACGTGGGAGCTCGAGGTGTTTGCGGCGCTCGACGCGATGGTGCGCAACGGCGCGCTCGCGTGGTGGGCGCACACGTCGCCGGGGTCGAAGCGGCTGCGCGATGGGCGGGTGATCGTGACCGGCCGCGCGCTCTGCGACGTGGTCGGCGTGACCGGCGACGGGCGCGGCTTCGTCGCTGAGGTGAAGCGCCACGGCTCGCGCATCGAGGTCGTAGCGGGCGACCGCGGCGGGGTGCAGCCGCACCAGCGGGCGCAGCTCGACGCGACGGCGGGGGCGGGTGGCGTGGCGCTGCTCGTGGCGTGCGTCGGCGACGTGCGCGCGGTGATCCCGTGGGTAGCCCTCGACGGGGTGCGCGCGGTGACGAAGACGGTCGCCCGTAGCCACGAGGCCCGCGGCGGGCTGCTGGCGGCGCTACAGGGCGCGGCGATGGGGCGAGACGGGTGACGGCACGTAGCGGGCGCTCCGGGGCGGTTCCTGGGGCGCGTAGAGGCGATTGCGGGGCAGTGAGGCAGACGATGGGCGAGACGTGGCGGGTGGTGGACGACGAGGGCGCGGCGCACGAGGTGGCCGTCGACGAGGGGCGCGGGTCGGCGCGCTCGTGGTGGGCCGCGACGCCCGACGTGGCGCGGAGGTCGCACGCGAGCGCACGGGACGCCGTCGTGCTCGTGGCGCAGGCGTGCGAGTGGGCCGTCGTCGAGGTGCTGGCGCCGGGGCAGGTGTCGGCGGCGCAACTCCGAGCGGTCGCGCAGGCCGCTGCAACGCTCGTGCTGTGGCACGACGCGAACACGCCCGATGGCGACCTGAACGACGCCGACGGGCGCCTGTGGACGATGATCGACGCCCTCCGTGCGGCGGGCTACGAGATGCCGACGGGCACGCCGACAGGACCGACGCGCGACGAGCTGACGGCCGAGGTCGCGCACCTCGAGGCGCGACGCGGGGCGCTGCTCGCGGAGGTCGACCGGCTGCGCGCGCTCCGACTGCCCGGAGGTGCGCAGTGACCGCCGCCGTCACTGTGCCGACGCTCGACGACGCGCGCCTCACGCGGGCGCTGCGGTCGCTCGCGCCGCTGCTCGCGCTCGACGGCGACCTGCGATCGAGCGGGTGCGAGCCGCGTGTACCAGGCGAGACCGCGGCGAAGCAGACGCCGACGGAGCACGCGATCGACGCGGGCACCCTCGCCGCCGCCCGTCGCGCGCACGACCGCCTCGGCCGCTGCCCCGGCTGCGTCGAGGCGCTCCGGTGGCTCGCGGCGCACGGAGGCGAGCTCGCGACCGTCGCGGGGCTCTCGCAGGCGCTCGCCGAGGAGCGCGGCCCGGTGGCGCTGCGGGAGGCGCTGCCGCTCGCGTCGGCCGCCGTCGCGCGGGCGCGGGTGGCGTTGCAGCACGCGGAGCAACGGGCACACGTTGGCAAGCGCGCGCCGACCGCCGCGTGGCTGCTGACGTCGCACGCGGACACGTCGCGCGCGCGGGAGGCACTCGCATCGGCCGTCGCCCGCGAGACGCAGGCCAGGGCGGCGCTCGTCGCGTGGGGGCGCGCGAGGATTGAGCGCGCGGTGACGGCGTGGGAGGATGCGGGCGAGGTGACGCGATGAGCAACACGGACGCCCACCGGCAACCGCCCGCGACCATCGGCGCGATGGTGCGGTATTCGATGGTCGACTTCGGGATCAGCGCGCACCCGCTGCGGTCGGTGTTCGTCGAGCGTGTCGCGTATGCGCTCGACGGCATGGGCCTCGGCGACGCCGTCGACTACGCGATCGTGCGCGGCACGGAGACGGATCGCGAGAACGTTGTGCGGCGCTGTCGGCGCGGTCTCCTCGTGCTCGGCGAAAGCACGCGATGGGACGTTGACCGCGAGCGCCTCGTTGTGGCGCTGGAGATCGCCGTGCGTGCGTGCGAAAGCCGCGAGGTGGCGCCGTGACGATCGACGACAAGCCGCCGTGCCGGTTCTGCCGCGCCGCCGAGATGGGCGTCCGCACGCTCGGCGCGTGCCGCTGCGACGTCCTGCGAGCTCGCGCTGCGCAGCCGCGCCCCGTCGTCGAGATGGCGCGCATCGCCGCCCCGGTCGACGCCGACGGGCGGCCGTGCGAGGAGCCGTAGGGGCAACCTCCGATTGACAGCACCCCGGGGCGCGTGCTCATCTCGCGCGCGTCTCGCTCCGGGGTGCTGAGACGCTGTCGCAGAATCGTACGCAACGCACTTGCGCGGGCGACGGTGTCTCACGTAGCCTCCGCAACAGCGCCACAGGTGTCTTCGCGGTTCGCCCGCACGACGCCCGCGCATCTCCCGACGTGACGCTCACAGTCCACGACATCATGCGGCTGACCGGCTGCTCGCGGGCGCAGGCCTACCGCATCCTCGCGAGAGGCGCTGCGGCGGGATCGCTCACGTTGACCACGGAGACGTGCGTCGGCGGGAACGGCGCGCGGCAGACGCGGCGCGTTGTGGTCGTCGAGACGGCGTAGTTGGAGCCAACGCGCGCGCGAACTCCAACTATGCCACGCCCCTTCACCTACAGCCCTAACCACCTCGCGATGATCGGTCGCATCCGAGAGGGCGCGACGATCCGAGCAGCGGCCGGTGCAGTCGGCATCCCCGAGAGCACATGGCACTCGTGGCGCGCGGCCGTGCAACGCGGCACATGCGCCGACGCTGATGTGGTGGCACTTGTGACGGCGGCAATGACCGCGTACGACGATCACACCGCGGACCTTCAGAAGGCCGTAGCGGTCGCCGCCACGAGCGATTGGAAGGCCGCCGCGTGGGCGCTCGACCATCGGCGCGGCGACCCGCGAGCCTCGTACGACACAAAGCGCGCCCGCTACGAGGCCGAGGTCGCGAAGAACCGCGCGTCGGGCACGCACGTTGACCGTGTGGTCGTCGAGGCACCGAAGACCCGTGAAGAACTCATCGCCGAAGCGCGACGCCTCGCCGCTGAGATCGAAGCAGACGCCACAAAGCACTGAAGCGAAACTCGCGCGCCTCGCCGAGATCCGCGATGAACTCGCGCGCCTCGACGCCGCTGCCCGCTACGATTGGACACGCAACGCCCGCCCCGAGCAGTTGCAGCCCGCGGGCGAGTGGCGCCGGTGGCTGCTCCTCGCAGGCCGAGGCTTCGGCAAGACGCGCGTGCTCTCCGAGACGCTGCGCGCGTGGGCGACGAGCGGACGCTACCGGCGCATCGCGCTCGTGGCCCGCACCGCCGCCGACGTGCGCGATGTGCTCGTCGAGGGGCAGAGCGGCATCCTCGCGGTGTCGCCCGACGGTGAGCGCCCCGTGTGGGAGCCCTCGCGGCGACGCCTGACGTGGCCGACGACGGGCACTATCGCTACGACCTACAGCGCCGAGGAGCCCGACCAGCTCCGCGGCCCGCAGCATGACGCAGCGATTGCTGACGAACTGTGTCTCGTCGCCGGGACCATGGTCACAACGCCTTCGGGCGATGTGCCGATTGAGAGCATTCGCCCGGGCATGATGGTCGCCACGAGGTCGGGGCCACGAGCGGTCGTCCGTGCGTGGCGCACCTCCGATTCGGCAGAGGTGTGGGAACTGAGAACGGACGACGGCAGGTCGCTTCGCGGTACTGCCAAACACCCTGTTTTCACGCGCGAAAACGGCTTCGTGTCGTTGTCATGTTTGCCGCTTGGCGCTATGCTTGAGGCATGGGACAAGCGATCGAATGGGGCGGCGACCGATGGTATCGGAACCGCAGCGGCTACTATCAGAACCGCCACGGAAAGCTCATGCACCGCGCGGTGTGGGAGAGCGTTCACGGGCCGGTCTCGCGGCGCGTCGACATTCATCACCGCGACGAAGACCCCGGCAACAACAGCATCGAAAACCTCGTCGCGCTCAGCCGCGCGGAGCACCTCGCCACGCACGGCCCTCGCGGGTTTCTCAAGTGGACACCCGCACAGCGGGCCGAGTCGATGCGCGGTCAGTGGGCCATGCGCCCCGCGACGGAACGCAAGTGCGAGCGCTGCGGCAGCGCGTTCGACTCGACCGCAACCGTCGCAAAGTGGTGTAGCTCGAAGTGCTACAACGCCGCTCGGTACGCTCTTCACCCAAAGCCGATCAAAGGCCGCGATCATCTCCGGCGCGCCGCCCGCCCATGCGCTTCGTGTGGCGCAGAGTTCAAGGCTCGCGACCCGCGCACCGTCACATGCTCGCGCCCGTGCGGCGTCGCCTACAAGTGCTCGCGTCGCGAGCATCACGCGGCTTCCTGACCGCGCCGCCGTCTTCAACATCGAAGTCGAAGGCGCGCACGAATACTTCGCCAACGGCATCCTGACCCACAACTGCGCGTGGTCACGGCCCGACGCGTGGGATCAGCTGATGATGGGGCTGCGCCTCGGCGTCGACCCTCGCGTGGTGGTCGCGACGACGCCGCGCCCGAC